AACAGTTTACGTCGAAGCTGATGCGACTCCAACGAGAATCGTCTGCTTTCGGTCTGAGGTGACTGAGCCATGGAGTTTCGATAATAAGTTTCTGTAAGAAGATCGACATATTATCCGCCCTCTCCTTAGAGGCGGAGATTATCATAATTTTTCTTTCAGGATCGTTAAAGAGAGTCCAGAGGACGAAGGCTCCTGTGATCCACGACTTTCCAACGCCACGGAAAGCTTGTATTTGAAGACGCTTAGGTCCATTTTGAAGATAGTCTGCGATTGCATATTGAGCTCTGGTAGGGGATGGTAAATCTAATTGAGACCATAAAGCTTGTAAGAATAGTTTAAAGTCCTCTTTAAGGGCGGTAACAGGATTAGTCATACAGCTTTAGCGAAGATTTTAAGAGGATCATTTATATTTCTTAGTTTAGTGTCAGGAACTTCACCTACCTTTGTTTTAGTCTCAGGTTCAGGTGCACCTATACCATCATAATCTAATCTAGCTATATCAAGTCCTGTATTGGTAAGATCAAGTGCAGCTGAGGCACCATCGCCAATAACTGGTATCCAGCCAATAGCACCACTCATGGCAGCTATAGCAGCCTGATCCAGCTTTCCTTCACTTAAATAACCCCAAGTTTCAGCGCCAGATATGGCAACATCCAATCCTGGCATCATTTTTAAGGCTGTTTTAGCACCACGTTTTTTTACTATACTGGCGATTTGTCGTGCAATACGTCTTTGTACTGCAGGGTTTTCTAATGCTTGTGTTGCGGCTAAAGTTGTTCCAGCTATTGAAGCTCCGACAATATTACCAGATGCCAAATGCATACCAGTTTGCCCTATTAAATCTGCTGTTCTACCTTTACCTGCAGCACCAGTAATAGCTCTACCTGCTTTACTGTCAGCCATAGATGCGAATAAACCTTGTGCTTGTGCAATTTGTCTATTAACACCTGTATTTAATATTTCATCACGGATTTTGATATCTGCACCACGCGCAGTAGGGTCAAATTCAGTATCAAATAAAAGTGCAGTTTTCTGCTCTTGAGTCCAACCTTCTTGAGTTAGAAAATCAAGATTCTCATTACCTTCATTCAAATATTCAAAAAAGGCACTATCAGAGTCAAATGCTATATCAACATCCTTTAAATCTGCTTTAGTACGAATATTATCTGTAGCTTTCTTTACATCACCTGAGAATTCTTTGGCTACTCCTCTTAAATTCTGATTACCCATTCTTGGGTGAAATCTAGGTTGAACACCTAAACCAGTTCTACTACTAAAGCCTTTATCTACAGCATGACCTGCATCTTGCCATATACCAGTTAATTCTTCCATAGCTTTAGCAGCTTTCTGGGAATCTCTGTAATTTCCCATAGCCCATTCCACAAACCCTTCTAAGGACTTACCTTCGGGCCACATCTCTTTATTACCCAACTGTTCAGCCCATTCTAAAACTAACTCATTAGGGGCTGTCATATTCTTAAGTTTTTTATCCTTAGCTTTTTTTGCTGTTTGTTTATTTCTAAATGAAAGCATTTCAGCTTTACCACTGAAGAAATTATCAACTGAGCCTAATCTATGAGGGATTTTACTCTTACCTAAAAATATGTTAGTATAACCTTTAGTATTACCTTGTGCTTCAACTTGTTGTGTAATCCATTTTCGTAACAATTTACGATTAGCTTGGCTATCATCTTTTAAAATGATTGCACCATCTTTCGTTATTGTCCAAGGATTCTTTTTAGATGCCATTATTTTCTTTGACCTCCACCTCTACCCCGATTAATCTTTAAACTCTCACGTTTATAAGACCCATCAGGTTGTTTAGATGCATCCTGCTTAGAGCCTTTTTTAATCCCAAGACGTTTACGGGCTGCAGAATGCTCTCTTTTATATTGTTTAGAGTGTGCATACTTCCCACCAGGACTATTATCCCGTACATGTTTAGCACGGGATTTGGCGTTAGTTCTATAGGTTTGCGTTGACGACTTTGCCATACATTCTCCGTTTTACTAGGTCTGGGTCTACTTGCGGGATGATGTTAGCAAGTTTATCCAAAGGACTACCTTCACCTGCAATCCCTGTGATATCATTAATTTTTAGCCAGTCACATGCTGCTTTTAAATCAGCTGTTGTAGCTTTGCCACCTTCAACCCGTTTTAGGAATTCTTTTGTGACAAGGCTATGTAATTCATTGAACTGGTCTTCGGTAGCTTTAGCCATTATGCGTTTAATTTTACTGAGGGTTTACCAGCTAAATTCCAATCAGGATGGCCAGGTGTTGGATTATCGCTATAGGGTGCTTCTTTATCTTTAGTTTTCTTAGCTATTTTCCCTGTTTTTTTCTTACCACTCACGCTGCAACCTCCTTAGTTGTTATTTGTTCATTGTGTTGTTCACCCATCATATCCCCATGCCAATCATTCCCTACAGACGTAGGTTCGACTCCATTGAGCCAACGTTGGACTGACATAAAAGATCCCCCTTTATCTGATGCTCTAGCACCGTGCGGGCAATTAGGGAGTACTCTAACACTCTTATAGTGAGCTGCAGAGATATTACTATCACCAAATTTAGTTTGAGCAAACCACATCGGTAATACACACTCATTATCATTAAGATAAAATTCCATACCTGATAATGCTACTTCATAAGAATCAACATTAGGATGTACGTGTGACGGAATTACTGTATTAGGTGTTGTTGTGAATAATTGGACTTGATACTCACCATGTCGGTATATAGTCAATCCAGTCACACCTTCAACAAAATGTACTGAATTCTCTAATGGAACATATATACGTTGAGGATTTTCTCGATACCAATCTAAAAAATGAGATAATTCATCGTCGAATTCTCTACCTGTTCCATCTTTCATCAGCTAAATAGTTTTTCTTTTACAATTTTAAGTGCCTGATCGTCTAGCTTATTATCAGTTCTAGCAACATAAGCTTCTAGTAAATCTACTACTAGCTTCTTTACTGAATCTGATTTCAAGAAGGCGAAAAGGATGGGCTTGATAATTACGATCATTTGCTTAATGGGTTAAGTTTTTGCCACCACTTCTTTGGAGGAGGAGGTGGGCTTGATTTTTGTAATTCTGCAGCTACTTGTCGTTTAAATGCAGCTATAGGAATGATATCCGAGCACATATGATAAACTCTTGTACCAGGACGTATCATAAATCCTTTTTGCTGCAGAGCTGCACATTCTTTCGCTCGTACTAATTCATAGTCGAGCTCCATTTTATTCAGTTGTCTTTTACCAATTGCTTTACAAGTTTCAACAATAGAACCATCTAGGGGAACCATGAAGTTAATCTGTGCTCCCCAGTTCTCAGCTACCGTATAGCTTTGTTGTTCCATATCTTCGTCGAATGGTGTGGTATGATTCCCCATATAAAAAGGTGAGAAGGTCATCGTTGCACCATTGCAACTAATATTTGGCCCTAGCACTTGTCGGCTGGGAGCTCCATTGTTTTGAAATTGTACAGCTTGGTTTGTAACGTTACCAGTAGCAGCAGCAACTGGATTTGAGGTATTCTGTACTTCTGGTTCTGCACGAACAGGTAATCCTATTGAGAGAAGACCGATAAGGAGGTAGTAGTAGCAGTAGTTTCGATTGTTCTTTCGATTTCTTGTACTTCTAGTACTTGACTCGCGGCTCTTGTTATGATCTCTAAAGAGAAATCTGAACCAGCTGTATGTATCGTGAAGACCGAATCTGAATCTGCTAGACCGCCTGATGTAGCGGAGGTATGGGTTATATTGTCCCCACTCCACTTGTTCAATGCTGACCCGTAGGTTGTTATCGTTATATCCTCTTCTATGTCTTGAGTTGTAGTCGTTGTTGAGTTCATCGAGCCTTGGGTGAATTGGGGCGTGACCAACTCGGCTCTCGCTACCATGGGTGATGCTAGTAGGAAGAGTAATAGCCATTTGTTCATTCTTCCTTTTTCTTTGCCATAGGACAGTTAATTTGTGGACCTTTATCTTTCGAATTACCAGTAGACAAGCCAAATGTGGCAAGTGCTCCAGTGAACACCGAAGCCACGAACGTGATATCGGAGTTACCAGCTTTCTTAATCATAGGCAGTTCTACGTAATTCATAGTTATAATAAAACCAGACCAAACAACTACGCCTAGTCTGACGAATGTTCCAAGGATCTGGATTTGGTGTTCTTGATCTTCTGCGGCATCTTTTAGTTTGCCGAGGAGACCTTTTCCTTTCTCTTTTTCTTCCATGCGTCAACACGCTTTTGTAATTGTTTTTTGACTTGCTTTTGAATAGGTTCAAAAAAAGTTTGTGCTACTGTAGTTGTAGCCACTGCCACTACCGCTGTTGTTACAGCTGTTACCACTACCGCTGTTTCAGGTACTGGCATCTGTATATCTAATACAGGAATCTGTAACTTTGGTGGTTCAGGCTGTTCTGTTGTTTCTTCAGCTTTAGTACCTGGAGGACGCTCCAAATCAGCTGGAGGTATCACCATAGGGCGATATGACGGTACATATGCTGAAGGTTGTTTTAGATATAATTGAGGTATATCTAGAGCTGTAGGTAGATTAGCTCTAGGTATGTATATCCCCATTATCCTTTAGGATACTTATCCTTTGTAGCTTTAATTGTAGCTTTCCAAGCATCTATACCATTATGATATATGTCATCCAACTGATCTACCAAAGAAGGATACTCTGCTTGTCTTTTATCTTTATAACCTACTTTAGCTTCATATTCAGTCCAAGCTGCATTTAATTCACTAGTAGTAGGTTGTGCAGCACTACCACGCCATTGCGCGATAGCAGTTTTATCTGCATTTAATGTATACTCGTTGTCGTTTTTACCGAGCTGTTTAATTGCTAAATCAATATCCATTTAACTCTCCTTAAAAATTTCAACGATGGTATATATACTATCTACTCCAGATAGATTACTTTTCATACCAAATCCTGTTGTACTACGTGAAGTTTGACCATAATGCTGTATCTCAAAGGCTTTTGCAGCAGAAATGCTGACATATGCTGTACCTGTAGATGAACCTGTAACTTCTGTACTAATACCATTACTTAGAAAAATAGTAGTACCAGTACCAACAACAGCACTATCAGTTACATTGTAAAGTCTACTTGTATTTCTATTTACATTCTCAGCAGGTGCAGTCCATCTAATAAGATAGTCACCAGCTACTAATGTGAATTGATCAGAACTAATAGAAACTATACTATCTTCATCTCTGATTTCATGGTTTAGATTTCTTGTTCTCCAAGCACCATCACTAAATGTACCACCATCAGCATCGTATGCTTTTTTATCACATATAGCTGCATAACTAACAAATTTACCACCTGCAGCTACTGTAGTCCATCCAAGTGCGCCAGAGCCGTCAGTTTTTAAAACTTGGTTAGCTGATCCATCACTTGCTGGATATGTTAAACCTCCAGATACTAATCCTGTAGTAGTTGTAGTACCTGTAACGGTAATACCAGCTGAAGTAGTTCTTAATCTTTCAACACTAGAACTAGCATTAGCTACATAAGAGTACAACCTGCAATCACCACTAACTGCACCTTTAGCAGGATCGAATTGAGCTATTTTATAATCACTAGTACCAGTATTAGGTACAAATTGGTGTTTCTCAGCTTCATAACTCAGTAACGCAGCAGTAGCGTTGTTATCTAAATGTATTCTAGAATCAGTAGCTGAATCACTTTTAAGTTTTAAGTTATTACCAATTTCTAGTCTACCAGTACCACCAGGATACTTCAACGATAATATATTTTCTGATTTATCCCACTTTAATTCTCTATCAGCTCCGCTACCTTCAAAGATAACATCACCAGTAAAAGTACCACCTGCTAAAGGCATCTTTGTACTATCAGTCGAACTACCAGTTGCCCATTCAGCAGTTGTAGCTCCTGAATTCATTGTCAATACTTGACCCGCTGTTCCTTTAGCTAAGGTTCCCCATGTATCAGCCCCAGTACCAACTACTAAAGACCCTTGAGCCATAGTTAGATCTGTCTTAGGGGCTGTTATTGCGTTGTCTTGGACGTTACCAGTCGCTACTGCATTAGTAGCTAGCTCTGAATTACCTACAGCATTTTCCGCTATTTGATCAGGAGTTACCGCATTATCTTGGATAGCATTTGTATCAACAGCATTATCTGCAAGTTCAGAAGCCCCGACCGCATTAGCTGCGATTTCAGGGCTATCTACTGCATCAGTAGCAATATGTTTGGCTTTTATAGCATCATCCTTAACACCAGGGTCTGTAATCTGTGTTAATGCCATGATACTTATACCTTCTCCAGATCGTATAGTTCAGTTAGCTTTGTAACCTCATCGGCACTAGCTGTGGTAATAGTAATGGTTTCATTGTCCACATCACTAGTAGAAGCACCATCTTTTAAAACAAAGTAGTTAGGGGCAAAGGTTTCTATCTTAGTTGGATCCATTTGAATTCCAACTCCCCAATGCTGCATTTTAGAGAGATCTTCTGTGTATTTGTAGATATCTCCTGAGTATTGATATTTAGCCATAATTAATAACCTATGTTACGTAGTGCATGTATACCGTGCCAGGTAGTGTTATCACCTAATCCAGTAGCATTACTTGCAGAATAACCTCCAAAGTATACTCTACCAGATTTTCCTATTGCTATCCAGTTGTCTTCATCACTATTGTTACTTAGTCCGAAGTCTTCCATTGGTTCTGGTTGTGACCAGCAAGGAGTGAATGTTTGTGTATAAGCTTCTGCAGCCTCGAAGTCAAGTATATCATCCTCTTCATAATAAGGGCTGATAGTATAGCTTGGCCAATGACCACCTATCCAAAGCTGTCCATACTCATCTAAAGCAACTACAGGGCAACTTGTATTAGTTGTGATTTGGTGTGCACATACTTTTACAATTCTACCAATCTTAAGTTCTTGGTAGTTCGTATGAGTAGAATCAGAGAATGTATATTGTTTACCAATAACTTCACCTGGTCTAACATTACCAGCTTGACCTAATTCAAAATCACCGAATGTTCTGAATTGACATTCAGCTAAGAACCAAGATGTACCTGTATCATCAGTTGTGGTACCTTGTGTAGATGCAGATGCTCCAGAAGTTGTACTTCTGTTAGTACATAACTGACCTCCTGCGTTACCACCTTGAGCATATACTTTAGGCTTATTAGAATCCCCACCATCAGTAATATAGTAATTAGTAGTAAATTTACCATTCGATGTCCACATTGAAACTACTTTCTGATTATCACTGTTGATAGTAGTAGCAGCATCAGTCAGTTCTTTGAAGTAATCTGTATCAGCTCCAGTGGCTGTAGAACCATAGTTCCTAGTCGCAGTAGTGTTATATACACCTGAATACTGACCATGACTTGCTGACCAGCCTCCAAAGTATACCTTACCTTCATCAGTTAATATATGAACTTGGCCGTAGTTAGTGTTACCACCTCCGAACATTACATGAACTACCTTCTTATTTAGAAGAGGGTTGACTTGATCATTAGCATTAGCACGTCCAGTTATTTCAAATGGAGTATCTACATCTGCGGTATCACCTTTACCGCACTGACCCTGATCGTTCTGACCCCAGGCATATAGTTTACCTGTTTCAGTAATAGCATAAGAAGTACAGTATTGAGAATCACTTCCACCAGCCCACACTACTTTTTCATTATTAAATTTGGACTTAGGCATTCTTAAAGCTTTGTGGAGG